CAGTTAAAGGCGGTACTTCTGCACAACTGCCAACTGGATACGAAACTACAATAACTAAAATTCCATATAATACTTACTTCACTAAAGTACAAGAAGTATATGATATGATTTTAGGATACGGTGCTTATCTTGAAACTCAAGGATTTATATTTGATGAATTCAACGCCGAGTTTAACGAAATATTAAATTGGAAATTTACAGGCAAAGAATTTTTATATTGGTCTACACAAAACTGGGCCGATGGTAACCTAATCACATTAAGCCCTTTTGCAAATTATATAAAATACAATTTTCCTAATTCAGTAGTTGATAATATTTCTACAGGCAAGTATGAATACAGTTTGTTAAAAGCTGATGGAAAATCTTATCCTATTGATAAGTTTACTATGGCTCGCGAAGATACAGTGTGTACTATTAAAACTACTGATCCTACTGAAGGACTATTCTTTGCCACATTAAATTCTATACAAAAAGAACACGCAATGGTGTTTAACAATTACACAGTTTTCAATGATACAATCTATGATATTGAAACAGGGTATAAACAACGCCGAATTAAATTATCCGGATTTAGAACTAAAAATTGGAATGGCGATTTGTTCAGTCCAGGGTTTGTTTTTGACAACGTTGAGATAACTGACTGGCAAGCATATAAGCAATATCTTCCTGGAAAAATAGTTAGATATAACGGCAAGTATTACGAGTCTTTGGTAAAAATTTCTGCAAGTTCAACTTTTGATTTTACTAAATGGGATCAATTAAATGGTAAACCAGTGTCAAAATTATTACCAAACTTTGATTATAAAATTAATCAATTTGAAGATTTTTATAGTCTTGATATCGATAATTTTGATTTTGGGCAACAACAGTTGGCTCAACATTTAACTGGATATACGCCTAGGGCATACCTAAATAATATTTTTACAAATCCTATTAGCCAATATAAATTCTATCAAGGATTTATTAAAGATAAAGGAACTAAAAATGCGATTGACAAGTTATCAAAAGCCAGTGAATATACAAACAAAGGCGAAATAACATTTAAAGAAGAATGGGCGTTCCGTGTTGGTCATTACGGCAGTTATCAAAATTATAATGAAGTAGAATTTACCCTATCCGAAGGAACATCGTTAGAAAACCCGTATGTTGTCAAATTTGCAGACTCTATTCCAACAGACAGTAATCCTTTAATTAATTTTGTAACTCCATCTAAATTATTATTAACTCCTACTGATTATTCTAGTAGCAACACTTTTTCATCTTACCCAAGTACTTGGGTAGATAATAATCTAAAATTAACTACTGCAGGATATGTTAGACACGATGATGTTACTTCGACTGCATATAATAAGAATAGCTTATTAGATATTGCCAATAATTCTGTGATTAATAACGGCGATACTATATGGTTGGGATTTTTAGAAAACGGTGATTGGACTGTTTATAGATATACTAAGCAATTATCTAAGATCACAGGAGTATTTGTTAGTGCGCCTGGCAGTGAAATAACTTTTGTAACTGATAGCCATCATGCATTAGAGATGGGAGATATTGTTTCTGTAGTAAGATTTAATGAACAAGTTAACGGCGTGTATATTGTTACATCTACCCCTACATTAAACCAATTTACAGTTGCATCTAAGTTAGACACTATTGAAAATGCTGAATTAATACATTACGGAGCTTTGTTTAAATTTGATAATTCAAGATACAGTAGTCTTGATGATTTAGCATCAATTACTGATTTATTAAAATTAAATGCAGGCGATAAAGTTTGGATTGATTCTGGAACTAACGGTAAATGGCAAGTATACGAAAAGATTAAAAATTATACTCCTAGTGTTTTAGACACAGTTAATGTCCCAGCTGGCCAAAGTTTTGGATCGTCGATTTTTGCATCTGATGATAGCCCAGTTATGTTAATATCTGCTCCAGCGTGGCGAATTGATGGTACGTTTAATTGGGGCCGTGTTAAAGTTTATAACAGAATTAACAGCGCCTGGGTAAGACAATATGACTATATTTTAAATAGTAATCAAAAAACATATTGCAATAGTACAGTTGCTACACAATTTGGATATGCATTACAATACGATATATCTAAGAAATTATATATTACTGGTGCCCCAGAAGCTAGTAACATTAGAGCAACGGGTACCAATATACTAAGTACAGGCAGCGGATTTGCGAGGTCTTATATTAATGAAGGTCTTGTTAAAATTTCTAGTAGGCCTGAAGAGTTTGGCATAGAAACAGTTGACCTAGTTTTAGTTAATACTTCAACATACACTAATTCTAGATTTGGTCATTCTATCTATATTAATCAAGTAGCTGCCGCAAATTCTACAACTATGTTGATTAGTGCGCCCGGTACAACAACTTATGCAAGTTCAGGTTCGGTATTTGCATATTATTTAAGTACCGTAACAAATACAACAACTTTTGTTACCACTGCAACAATCAAGCAGAATAAAATTATTCCTCCTAATCCTGCAATTACTTTGACAAATGGATCACAGTGGGGCTATAAAGTTGCAGGCACTACTGATGGAAATACCATTGCAATTAGTGCTCCGGGCTATTCAACGTCAACTGGTGTTGTTCAGTTGTTTAATAAGAGTCTACAATATAAACAAACGTTGTTCTCTCCATGGGGCACAAATGGTAAATTTGGTTACGATATTACATTCTCGTCATCAAACAAATACTTGATAGTTGCGGCTCCGGGCGTTAAGTATCCCAACGACCCGTATGGTAAAGTTGCAATATATACGGCTACTAATTTAACTTCTACCGGTACGTATGTTCTATCACAAATTATTGATAACCCATTACCTACTAATGATTTAAAATTTGGTTATGCAATTTCAATTAGTAAAGATGAAAAAACAATAGGTATCAGTGCATTAGGTACTGCAAGAAGTAAGAGTGTGGTGTTTGATGAAAACAATAATAACGGAACTACTACATTTGATGGAGATTCTACTAAATTTGTAGAAACTGTACCTGATGCGGGAGCAGTGTATCTATATAATAAAATTGGTAATTATTTTATCCAAGCCGATGATCTTGATGATGTAAAAATAACACAACCTATTCCTGATAAGATTGTATCTGTTAATTTAGATATTCCTGCTCCAACTGCAACATCGCCAGTAATATCTAATATAACTATTTCAGCTAATCCAACATCAGTTGGAGAAACATTAACAGTTACTTTTCATACCAATGTTGATATTAACTATTTGGTAGCCGCAGTCGATGGTACTAATAACGGACCGTATGGTGGAGTGGTTCAAAATAATCTTGATCATAATCATTATTTTTATATTGACACTAGTAGATTGGCTCCAGGTCTGCATAATTTATTAATTTATGTAAAAGATTCTTTGACCAACAGTGTAGGTACATATTATACCACGTTTACGCTTGAGCCAGCTGTTTATACAATTTCGCCAGGCAGTAAATACGGCACCTCGTTAGTAGTAACTAATAATGAAGTATTTGTTGGTGCCCCGTCAAATCAAGTTAATACATTACCGACTAATGTACCTGATACTTCTAGAGTTTTTATATTTGATAAAATTGACACTAATAGTCAAAGTTGGAAAGTACTAAGAACACAAGAAGATACTGTTGATCCAACAGTAATTGATAGAATAGCATTAATTGACACGTTAAAAGAAGAAGTTATTGACTATCTTGATGTCATTGATCCTGTAAAAGGTAAGATTGCCGGAATCGCTGAACAAGAACTAAAATACAAAGCCGCGTTTGATCCCGCTGTCTATTCTATAGGATTTTCTGGAACAATTGTTGACACTACTATAAATTGGTTAGATGAACATGTTAGTGAGCTATGGTGGGATTTAAGTACCGCAAAATATCAATGGTATGAGCAGGGCGATGAATTGTATAGGAAAAATAATTGGGGTAAATTATTTCCGGGTGCAAGTATCGATGTATATGAATGGGTAAAATCCGATTTATTACCTAGTGAATGGGCGGCACAGGCCGATACTACCAGCGGACTGACTAAAGGAATTAGCGGTCAACCTAAGTATCCAAGTAACAATGCAATCTCAGTAAAACAAGTTTTTAATAACGTCACAGGCGCATTTGAAAATGTTTACTACTTTTGGGTTAAGAATAAACTAACACTGCCTGATGCTAAAAATAGAAGATTAAATGCATATCAAGTTGCTAGCTATATTGCAGATCCGGTAGCCAGTGGATTAAAAGTTCTTGAAATTCTATCCCCTAGTTCACTTGCATTTGCAAATGTTCAGCCGTTATTAGTTGGAAATAGAATTAATGCAAATATTGCAATTAATAATAATTCTATTATTCCTAGACATACAGAATGGTTGTTATTAAATGAGGGAGACTATTCTAGTGTTCCAAATACTATATTAGAGAAAAAATTATTTGATAGTTTATTAGGGCACGATTCTTTTGGCAACCCTGTTCCTGACTTAAATCTTACATATCGAAACAAATATGGAATTGGTATACGACCACAACAAACTTTATTTAAAGATAGATATCAAGCTCTAAGAAATTTAATTTATTTTGTAAATTCAGTTTTAGCCAAGAATAGAATTGTTGGTAACTATTCTTTTGAAAATCTTAATAAGCAGGAAGAAATTCCCGCAATATATTCATACGAGTATGACCAACTTGTCGAAGACTCCTCTGCGTTATTAGAAGTGTCGACCATAAATTATATCCAGGCAACAGTAGAGTGCTACGTTGAAAATGGAAAAGTTAAAAGTGTGGTAATTACAAATCCTGGTTTTGGTTATGGAGTTGCTCCAAAAATTACAATATTATCTACCGGATCATCTCCTGCTGAAATTATATCTGAAATAGATAATCTTGGTCGATTAACTTCAGCAACTATTATCAATCCAGGAGCAGGATACGTTGGAGATATTGATAATAAATTAGAAATAGATGTAAGACCGCACACTATTATTGTTCAAGTCAATACTGACTATGGTAACAGATGGACCAAACATAGCTTCAACTATGCTACAAAAACATGGACTAAAGTACAGACTCAAAAGTACAATACTCCTTTATACTGGGAAACTGTTAATTGGTCTAGTACAACTTATAATCAATTTAAGTCAATTGAGTATACCATTGATAGTCTGTTTGATATTGAGTCGCTAGTGACAATCCAAAATGGTGACTATGTAAAAATTAAAAACATAGGTGATGGTAAGTTTGCTGTATTACAAAAAGTTGAAGGACTTGGTGATTATATTCCTATGTATAATATGGTTTATAGGGAACAAGGTACAATTCAACTATCTGATAAGTTGTGGAATTACAATCTAGGAAAGTATGCATATGATAATGCAACAATAGAAGAAACTTTATATGATCAAGTTCCTGATTTGGAATTATATTATATTCTTACAGCATTAAAAAATAACATATTTGTAAATTCTTTAAAAGTAAACTGGAATCTATTCTTCTTTGCCGCAGTTAAGTATGCGTTAACAGAACAGAAGTTGCTAGATTGGGCATTTAAAACATCCTTTATTAATGTACAAAATAACATTGGTACATTAGATCAACGTCCTGTTTATAAATTAAACAACGAAGAATATTTTGAAAATTATATTAAAGAAGTTAAACCGTACCATACAAAAATTAGAAGCTATACTTCTATCTATGATAAGACAGAATACGGCAACATATATAATACTGATTTTGATTTACCGTCTTATTATAATACATTAACAAATACAATTGATACAGTTAGTTTAAGTAACCCGCTGATTAATACATATCCATGGAAATCTTGGAAAGACAATTATAAGTTTTATGTAGGAGCAATTGAAGTAGGTTATACTGGATCTGGTTATACTTCACGACCATCAGTAGTTATTACTACTGCACCAGGCGACACAGGCTCGGGAGCCACTGCTGAATCATATATCAGAAATGGCGGCGTCTACAAAGTAATAGTTACAAATCCGGGTTCTGGTTATACTATGAATCCAATTGCTACTATTACAGGCGGCGGCACTACTGATATTGCAAGAGTTTCACTAATATTAGAAAATACCAATACTAGAAAAAATACTATTGGTATGAAGTTTGATAGGACCTCCTCAGTGGGGGATATAACAGAACTAACAGTAACTGATGAATTTTTATGTAATGGAACAACGGATGCATTTACACTAACGTGGCTAGCTTCTCCTGATAAACGTAAGGTTACACCGTTACTAGATGGAAAGTTAATATTTGGTGCCGACTATACTATTGAATATTATAAAATCAAAATAGAACATTCTGGATTAAATGTTAAGGGAGCATTTCCTAAGAATTCATGGGAAGGTGAAAAGCCAGTTGATCATCGTTACAAATATTATGTAAACACTACATCTGCAGATTCTAAACCTGGGTATATTAGACACTATGCTAAGTTTGTTTTCTTAAATCAGACTCCTAAGTACGGACAAGTATTAAAAGTTACCTACAGTAAAAATATAGAACTGTACAATGCTGTAGATAGAATAAACAATTTATACAATCCAGATGATTTAATGCCAGGCAAAGAATTAAACTTACTAATGTCTGGTATTGAATATCCAGGAACAAAAGTTCAAGGTTTAATGCTTAATCAAACTCCTGCATGGGACAGTACTGGTACTAGGTATGATTCTGCACCTTGGGGAGATTATCTTAGCAGTTATACTACTTCTAAGTTGATTCAAGATTTAACTCGTGGAGCTCAAACATTTTTAGTTAATAGCGGTGACGGAATACAAGCTGGGCAATTTGTAAGGGCACTTGGTACCTCAACCTCAGTCAACTTGTTTAAACCAAATACAGTAGTAACTAGTATTGCTCCTAACATTAGTCAAGGCAATTGGTTTGTTACAGTAGATACTTTTAATTTAGATCAAACATTAATTACGTCAGCACACGCAGCCAATACCGCATCTGGATCCGTTATTACACTTCGTACTTCGGAAAGTTTTTATGATGCGATTAATGTTGGCGATTTTATACGAGTGTCTGGAGTTAGTAGTTTAGCAGGTTACGGGATATCGGGTGTTATTATTGACGGCCGTACTCTTACCCGCGCCGACATCCTTACACAGATGCCAGTGGTATCAACTGTTACTGACATAGCGTCAGTGGTTGCTACTGTACCCTTACCTAGCACACCTGGCGGCCGCCGCGCAGTTGTAGAACCAGTATTTGATTTAACTACTGCAACATCTATACGAATTATAGATCCCGGTATGGGATATACATCTCCAGTAATTGTTACTTTTACAGGTACTAACATGATTGCTCGTGGGCTTGGTGTTGCATATCTTGACTCTGGCTTTAATGGTATAGTTCCAATAACAAGTTGTACGTCTACTGTTATTGAATACAGAACAGTAAACACATTAAGTAGTACTGCAACTAGTCTTAGTCCGACTGCTGACATAAAGTTAATGAGTTTAGCGTCATCTGATTTTAGTTCTACACAAAAATTAATAGAAACTGTTAAGAAATCGTTTGATGTCCCTACATCAGTTGCCGTTATTGAAACTCTATCTCCATACAGTATTGTACGTAGAGCTGAAGTAACATTGAGTACAACAGCAACAACTATTGCATCAACATCGACATATCCGTGGCCGTCTGGGCAAAATCCAATTTACTATAGTGTTACACCATCGTTAGATGGTCTTAATAGAGCAATAGTTTCTATACGTAATATAGATTCAAGTGTATCTATTTCTGGAAATGCCATAGTTAAATTATTTGATAATACTGAGTTAGAATTCTTTTCACATAATAGCAGTTACAATAGTTTAGATAGTGAAATTAAAGGATCAGATATTCTTGATTATGCATTAACAGGATACAAACCAGAAGATATTGTTATTGATGGAAATAACTTTTTAAATTCTGTTGATGGATATGCTCCTGAAGAGTGTGTTCCCGGGCATGTCCGCGATGCACTAGGTATTAATGTATATACAGTTTCTACGCCATCGAGCCCATTAGTTATTAGTGGAATGTTTGGTGTGTATACCACTGATGTTACATTTGGTAAACCTACTAGAGCAAAGCTAACATTTATGCCAGCGGCCCCATTAGGATTTATGGTTTATTGTGACGGTAAAATATTTGATAGAGTGTTTGATGAATATTCATTTACTACATCTAGTCAATATGCAATTTATGGTGATGAAATTGTAGTGCCGCCACAACCTAAATCAAGTAGAGTTGGATACACATTTGTAACTGCCGGGTCTGATGTTAGAATGGATAGTGCATACGTTTCTACTAGCCCGCAAGAACCAAACAGTACAGGTACAATACTAGTATCGAGTTTGTTCAGCATTGATGATGTTAAGAGCGTATTTGTTTTAGTAAATGGTAAAGAAGTAAATCCTGCAACTACTACAACACAATTCGGATACATATTAAATCCAGTAAGTTCAATTAACAACCGAGCATCTATTACAATGTACGGTCTAAGTCAACGAGACTATACTGTGGAAGCATGGTTTTTTGATCACCCGTTCCCTAATTTTAATAGAGTGCATGACCAAACATTTTTAATTGATTCTGGATCAGTATCAGAGCTAACTTTTGACCTTCCACCTAACTTTGTAGAACCGGCAAGTGAACAAATCATAGTTGAAAAAATTACCACTAACGGTAGACATAGAATGCTTCCACCATGGGCAAGTTATTACATTGTTAAGTCGGGTGTGACTACCTATGCTATTGATCCTAAGAATTCTAGACTTAATACATATTCTTTAGATAATGTCAAAGCATATATAAACGGCGTAGAATTGCGTCCCGGTTATGATTTTACAGTAGATGCCAACGCTCAAACATTAACATTGACGTTACCAAATTTAGCCAAAGGTGATGCATTGGCTATCACTCCAATTGTTGACAATGATTATATTGTCAAAGGCGATAAGATCTTTTTCACAACACCGGTAGTATCAACAGCTACTATTAGATTAACTTCGTTTACTGATCATGACAACATGATGCTTAGAACTGAAAGATTCAAAGCCGCAGGCCGTAGATTGTTTGCGTTAACCTATCCTGTTATCTTTGATAGCTATGTTTGGGTGACATTAAACGATAGGCAGCTAATTGCCGGATATGATTTTAGAATTCTCGATGACCTGCGTACTATTGAAATGTCTGAATACGTTGAAGTTGGACAAACTGATGATTTGGTAGTAACAACGGTAAATCCTCCATCTTTTGGTAGTACAGTATTAGGATATAGAGAATTTAAAGATATGTTCGGTAAACAACAGTTCCGTCGTTTATCTCAATACTTTAGCACAAAGATTGCTGAACCATTAGAATATAGTCATGATAAAATTACTCTTGAAGATGGTGACCATTTACTACAACCTAACCCAGGACTAAATGTTCCAGGAGTTATTGTTGTTGATAGTGAAAGAATTGAATACGGCGCCAAAGATGGAAACGTCTTAAGTCAATTGCGTAGAAGCACACTTGGCACCGGACCCGCTAAATTCTCAGATGCTGGAACTAGTGTAATTGATCAAAGTTTGCGTCAACAAATTCCCACAACATACAGGGATTGTATTCAGCATATTCCTACATCTAATACTACAACGTATATTATTAGTACTGTATCTAATACTGCTACTTACTCATTCTCATCTATAACCGCTGTTGGCGATGGAATAATGTTCATGTCAGCTACTCATGTTAATAATAATAAACCTGTACCTAATGCGGTTGATCAAGTAGAAGTTTACTATGGTGGTCGTCAGCTAAGAAAAACACCAATGAAAGTACATGATAAGAGTATATCTTATTATGAATCAGAACAAAGCACAACTATTCTTCCTCCAGAGTTTACTATAACTACTTCAACTCAGTTATTAACATTAAATATTGCTGAAGAAATTAATACAGGTACACGAATTACTGTAGTGATGAGACGAGCTGAGTTTTGGACAGACACTTCATCGACTTCAATATTATCTAGTACAGGAACACAAGCAACTATGCTACGTGCTAGGGTTGCAGTACTACCAGACATATATTATTACGGCGGCGAGAAAACGTTGTTAGAATATAGTCTTCCATTAACAGACGAAAACGGAGAACCTTTCGAAGGATATTAAACATGCCAAATATTACGCTACTACCTACTATCACAACTGCAACTGTTGGTACAACCTTTGTTGTTGTTGATAATAGACTTACTCGAAGAATGAATTATGTAACCTTTAGGAATCAGCTAGCAACAGATTTGCTTGCTATTAATGGTTTTAGAGGGCCCGCAGGCACTACTGGCACAAACGGAACTACTGGTACAAACGGTGCAGGCATTATCCCCGGAGGTACTGCTAATCAAGTCCTTGCTAAAATTGATTCAGCTGATTATAATACTCAGTGGCTGTCGTTAGGTGCTGTTGCCACAACAAACAATTATTTTTTCATTATCTAATAGACCAACTGCATATACTGCTACTAGTATTGATTCTTTTTTAGATGTTGATACATCATCAACCCCTCCGACTAATGGTCAAGCATTGGTATGGAATTCCAGTAGCTCAACATGGAAACCAGCATCAGTTGGAGCAGGAATAGGATTATCAACTAGAGCAAACCTTAGTGCATCTTCTGCGCTATCTATATCTGTAGGAAGTACAGAAAATTTTCAAATTACTGGATATAAAACTTATGTTTTATCAAAAGTTACAACTACCTACCCTGCATGGGTAAGAATTTACAGCAGTACCGCTAGTAGGTCAGCAGATTCTTCTAGATTAGAAGGAGCAGATCCGTATCCTGGTAGCGGCGTTATTGCTGAAGTTATTACAACTTCGGGGTCCCTAACACAACTAATTACTCCTGGGGTAATAGGTTTTAACAGTGAAAATACTGTGACTACAGCAGTATACCTAGCAGTAACTAACAAAGGATCATCATCTACTACAATTGCTGTAACATTGAGTTTACTACAACTGGAAAACTAAAATGCAAGAACGAGAATACGTTATAACTCTTCAACACTTCAATGATTTAGATTCTTTCTATGAAGATATGGAAACGCCCGGCGGTAATTTATATATTCCTGATAGAGCTGTAGAAGTGTTTGCCCGTCGTCCGGTAAGCAGGAACACACATTATCTATTAACAGATGAAGAAGCTGATACTATTAGAAATGATCCTCGTGTAATGGCAGTCGATTTATCAATAGAAGAAAAAGGATTGCAATTTCGTCCAAACTGGACACAGACAAGCACTGTTTGGAATAAATCTAATTCAGTAAGCTCAGCATATAAAAATTGGGGATTGTTACGATCGGTAGAAGGAGTTCAACGAAGTAGTTGGGGCTTGGACGGTGTTACTACTGTGTCTGGGTCTATTAATGTAACTGCCAGCGGAAAAGATGTAGACATAGTAGTAGTTGATGGGCATATGAATCCCGATCATCCAGAATTTGCAGTTAATTCAGATGGAACTGGTGGATCTAGGATTATACAATATAATTGGTTTCTTTTAAATCCTACTGTGATTGGTTCTGGACCACAGACTTACGTGTATGCTCCTTATGTTGATGCAACATACCCTGATAATGACGGAGATGGTTATTCGGATAGGACGATTGACAATGATCACGGTACTCACGTAGCTGGTATAATTGCAGGAAACACACAGGGTTGGGCACGTGATGCCTACATTTATAATATTAGTCCTTATGCTAGTAGCCCAAGTAGTACAGCATACTTTATAGACTACGTTAAAGTGTGGCACCTAGCTAAACCTATCAATCCTAAAACTGGTATTAAAAATCCTACAATAACTAATCATAGTTACGGACTTGTAGGTAAGGTAGCAATTACTAATATTTCTACAGTGAGATATAACGGAACAGTAGTGGCTGGTCCGTTTACTAGTTCTCAATTATTAGGATATGGAATATATAACACGGGTGGATATGCATATCCTCCTGTTCGAGACACAGCACTAGAACAAGACTTTATTGACCTAATGGCCGCTGGCGTAATTTTAGTAGGTGCGGCAGGTAATGAAGGTAGCAGAATAGATAATTACAGCGCAGTGTCTTCGGATGGATATAATAACTATTTTGCGGTTGGCGCTACTCTTTATTATTATCAGCGTGGCACAGTTACTTCTGTTCCGGGAGCACTAACAGTTGGTGCAATTGGTGCATCAATTGATGATTCTAAATTAAGTGTCAGTAATTGCGGTCCTCGAATTAATGTCTATGCCCCTGGTCGTTATGTTATGAGTTCAGTAAATTCTACAATTGGCGTGTATTCTAATGATACTAGGAATACCGCATTTACGTTAACTAAAAAATCAGGAACATCTATGGCTAGCCCTCAAGTAGTTGGTATTTTATCCTGCTTGGCAGAAACGTGGCCAAATATTACTCAATCAGATGCGGTAACTTATGTACAGAATCGTGCCAAACTTAATCAAATTACATCATTCGGACTTGGTACAAGAGATACTACAGACTTACAAGGATCAGTAAATCGATACCTTACATATTACAGAGAGCGTCCAATTGATGGCCAAGTTGGCCCAAAAGTTAATCAAGGAAACCGTCCCACTACAGGTCAAACCTGGCCTCGAACTAAAATTTTTAGATACGGAAGATAACCTGAATAAATTATATGGATAAATATCATTATGGAAGAAGATAAAAACATGAATAATATACCAACTGAATCTAAGGTACAGCCAGCCTCTAGACCAAATGAAGCCGGCAGTGTTAGCATCCAAGGCCACATTAAAATCTACGATCCAGAAACTAAAGAAGTATTCATTGACAAAAGAAACGCAATTCATTATGAGAATTTTTCTATAGCACTGGCACAAAGTATCGCTAATCAAGGTGAAGGAACCATTGCAGAAATGGTGTTTGGTAATGGCGGAACTCGAGTAGATCCTACAGGTATTATTACATACTTAACTCCTAATAACACAGGAAACATTGCCGCATTGTATAATCAAACATATTATAAAACCGTTGATGCTAAACAGAGTTATTCTTTAGACCCTGCTAGAAATTTTATGGAAACTAGACACATTCCAGGAGTCCCGTACACTGATGTGCTAGTAAGTTGCTTGTTAGATTTTGGTGAACCTAGTGATCAATTAGCATTTGACAATGCTACTAACTCGCAAAACAGCTATGTGTTTGATGAATTAGGTTTAAAATCTTTTAGTGCAGAAGGTCCTAATCAAGGAATGCTATTAACTCACGTTATTTTT